TCTGTCTGAACTTTCAGTAGTATAGATCTCAGCATGCTGATTCTCATAACGATTATATTCCAGGCCGAATAAGGCATTCAAACCTGGCTCTAGTTCTTTGACTAGTTGTCCTCTAGAAATGGCCATAGTTATCCTCCTTATACTCCATTTACATTCATGTCTAACTCATGCTCGTTTATTCTAACGATCCAGTTTACATTGGCAGCGCCAACTGTATTGTTTGATGGATCTCTAGATAAACCTAGAATCTGCAAAGTAGCAGATGAGCCGTTTGCTAGAGTTGAATCATTTAATTCAACTGCGGACACGAAGTCTGGTGAACTTCCTGCTGTGTACTCGATATCTGCAACGTTGAAGATATCAGTTTTAGCAGAAGCGCCAGTATTGTTTGTTTGTATTTCAAACCTTTCGTACGGATCATCACTAACAAACCCAACGATATCAGTCGCTGTGTTTGATGCGTTTAAGTGATTCGCGAACGTAGGCTTGCTTGTGCTTGCGTCGGTAAAAAAGATACCACCCAAGGAACCTAGTATCGCCCCTCCCGCACCTGCAACTTCAATTGTTCCGTCAGCTTTCATTTTGACAGGGTCATTGAAGTAGATAGCAGTTGCCGAAGCAGCTATATCATACTCGGATAAACCTTGGTTGTCTCTGTTTTGACCAACTTTACCAACTGGTTTTAAACCAAAAGGTGCGTCTTGATTAGTCGCCATAGTTGTCCTCCTTAGACATTGTTAGTTTATCCGGCGGACTTTGAATTGTTAAAAAATTAACTTTTCTTTGAGCCACCGAAGGTTGTAGAAGATTGACGATCAATATTGATCGGCATACTTCTATGCTGTTCCCTCATGAGATCGTTATCGACAGCTTTAACTTTGTCGTCATGCATTTTTTGGTAGTATTCACTCCTACTCTGTGCAATCTCTACGGGCACCCTAGCCAGCACTAGGCCACCAACTCCGATCACTCCCTTGTATTTACCATCTTCAACAACTGGATAGTCTGTGTCAGGATACTCATCTGATCTTACAAGTTCATATCCCGATCTTAGTCTTCCTGCAATATTTTTAGTATCTTGGAATCCTAATGATTCAGCTCTTAGCCATCTGTGTTGAAATCCTGTTGGCGCAGGGGGTGCATCTAAAGATGATGGTGGAGTCCAAGGTTTTACTTGTTTCGGTGGTTTCACCGTTGAAGCTTGTGATTCAATTTTTTTAGAATCACTTTTTACCTGACTCGCACGATTGTCGGCTTTTATTTTATCATTACTCATATCTCTTACGCCTCCTTAGTCGTGAGTTTTGCTTTTTGTTCAGCATATTTATCGAGTGGCACACCTAATTTTTTAGCAATTGCTACCTCAGACGGTGTGAGTCTTTGGGTTTTGCGACCAGATCTGCTACTACGCGTTGCTGATGCAACAGTTTGAGTAGGCTTAGTCGTTTCTTCCTCCTTTTTAACAAATTTGTGAGGAAATTCAAGAGCTATTCTTTTGTCAATTTCAGAATAATATTCTTCTGGTTGATTAACAGGATCGTAACCCTCTTCCTCTACTAATTGTTTATGGATTGCTCTAGCCCCTTCGGTCATGACTAAATCTCTATTGAACCAAGTATTTTTTTCAGCCCACTCTTGAGCCTTTGGATCTATTCTTCTAGGTACGGGTTGGTTAAATTGCTCTTGTTGTTCAACAGGTTTTTCTTCTTTGACCTGTTTTGCTTTTAAGTCATTAATCCTTGCCTCTTCATAACCTAATCTTGATATTTCAGCTTGAGCAGACACTTCATCTTTAAGATTGTTATCTTCTCGAGCCTTTGCTAGTTTTGCAACGGCTGCCTCCATACTTGATTTTACTCGACCCTCCATCTCAGATACATAACCTGTATCTAATTTAGATAGTCTTGCTTTTAATTTTTCTTGCTCCTCTAAAACACCTCTCGCGTAAAGCGTTGCAGCTTCTTCTCTACGTTCCGCCTCTCGCATTTTTTTAGTTAGTTTAGCAATTCTTCTTTTTACTCCTTCCGAGTATTCTTCTAATTCTTTCGTTTGTTGTGGCTCTTTCTTTTCCTCGCTAGTTTGAACAGCAGGCTGCTCACTAGGTTTCTCAACTGAGTCTGTGGACTCAGTATTGTTTTCAACAGTTTCATTTTTCTCCTCCTTTATTTCTGGTAACTCTACCTCAACTTCAGGGCCGGATGTATCTATGTCTACTGTCTTTTTTTCTTCTTCTGGCATAGCGCTCTCCTATGTTAAAATTGATGAAATATATCTTCGGGTTTTTCGATGGTTGCTAAAACTTCATCATCATTTAGCAATCTTACTTCCCCGCCATCTATCTGAATTCTAGATCCAGCGTATCTTGCAAAAATAACCCACTCGCCTTTTTTACACCAAGGGCCTTCTGGGTATCTATCTTTGTCATAACAGTGTGGTCCCATCTCTAAAACAAGTCCACATGTTGATGCTACCTGTTGTCTTTCTAGAGTATCCTGTCCTAAAAATAATCCACCTTTAGTTTTTTCAGGCATCTTAAATGGAAGAACTAGTATTCTCCACCCAGTAGGTTTAGGTAGTTTAGCTGACTCTTTTGTTTTTAAACGATCGTAAGCCTCAGTTTCTTTTTTATCTTGTTCTTTATATTTCTCTTCTAAAGCTAATTTAATCTTTGGTGGCGTCGAATCTGACGACATTGGTTGGGTTGGTCGTAACTTCATTATTTGGCTCCTTCTTTTTCAGCAGGTTAGAGATATCCTGTGATATTTTATAATAAGCATGTGCTTGTCCTAATAAATACTTGTATTTCTCTATATTGTCAACACCTCCACTTATCATGCTATCTCCCACGTTTTGGTAGGAGTCTTTTAAATTTTTTTGTATTTTACTTATCAGTTCTAGTTCTTCTAATAGCATCTTTACCTTTCTTAAATATTGCAGCTACTTTTGATTTACCCATAACCTTGGCTCGCTGTTCTCCAACGGTTAGGATCTGAATTTTCCTCGCAAACGGCTTAGAGATTTTCTTAACTTTCGCAACAGTCTTTTTCGCATCGCTCGGAGTCGCAAATTTAATTCTAACAGTATCTCTTGGATTTTCATCAGTATATAATCTCCTTCCTGAGCCTTTTGGTTTTTTACCTGTTCCCTTTTTTGGATCCGCCACCGATAACTCCTTTTAAAGTTTTAGCTTGTCCTGCATGTAGTTTAGAAGCCTTCTTTAAACCTTTAATTACTTTTTTTATTTTAGCTTTTGATTTTTTCATTGTATTTTTCCTTCCAATAGTTTTTTCTTTCAAGAAATCTAATTCTTTTTTCTAAATCCTCAATACCAAATATTTTTTTAAAAAAATTAATCAACATTTCCATCTTCGACGAGCCTGCCTCAATCTTGAATTAGGATCTCTAGCAGCTTTAGGAAATTTTTTCATCTGTCCCGCGCTTCTCGCACAGAATGATTTACGTCTCTTAGCAGCTTTTGATCCTGGTTTGACTTTGCCAGTGACCGCTGTTTTTAGTTTGGAGCCGGGATTTAATCTTCTATAGGCTTTGACCCCAGCTTGTGTCATGCCTGCTCCAGACTTTGTAGATCTAAAGTTCTTTTTGTTTCTAGGTGGCATACCACCTTTCGCCATTAATACTCTTTGCTCTAGCATTAAATCATCCCCTTATAATATTTAACGTAAGATGGATTAGACAAATTCACTCCTCCATAATCGCCTTTAATACTACGACCAAAGTATGGTGTGTTGGTAGAACCAGGTCCACCCGCAGCTTTTCTTTTTCTGTTCACGATTGTTTTAACATTTGTGGGTTTAGGTCCCACATTGGCAGCTGCCCGTTTCCTCGCAACGGCAGATTTTCTCTGTCCCTCTGACATTGATCTTGCTTTTGCTAGGGGCACGCATTTTGGATACTTCCTCTTCGCGTCTTTCTTTTGTTTTGAACGGCCACACTTTGCGAATGAACCATCCTTTCGCTTGCTCCCAATATCTACCCATTTTTGTTTGAACCATTTATCAAGACCATTTTTTGCCATAATTAAACATACATTTTTGTGACTTTTTTTCTGTCACGGCTGATCGCTCCACATCCTCTAGCAACTCCACCTTTATTTTTTTTCTCTCGAGGTATTACACCTCTGCCCATTAAAATATCTTTTTGTGTAATTTTACCATCACCAGATAAATCAGGGAAACCTTTTGCAGCCATAATTCTTCCACCCATTGCAGATGGTTTACGACCTTTAAAATCTTTTCTCTTTACACCAGATGGATCTTTGATCTTACCAGCACAGATTTTGCTGGCATATGCGTTCGCGTATGCACTGGGATAAACCTTGAATTTTCTCTTCGCCGCAGCTTTACCTCTAGGACATAGTTTAGTCATTAGCTCCTCGCTGTTTGTTTTGCACGTTTAAAGTCAGATGCTTTTGGTGCACCCTTCGCACCTTTCTTTCGCATCTTACCGCCACGTTTACGTTTAGCGTGAATGTTTGCGTACAAACCTTTTCCCGCCATTATTTTTCTTTTTTCATTTTGGCTTTTTTCTTTTTAGCCATTACGAATTTTTTTAATTGTGGTGGAATCTTGCCGCCTTTTTTCATGCCTGCACGAACTTTTTTTGCTGCCTCTGCAACTCCGCCACCCATCATTTTATTTCTTTTACCGTAATCGTTTCTCATTTTTTTCCTCCGTTTTTAAAAATTTGAGTGCCTTTTATACCATATATACTCGCAACCACAAGGATCCAAAGATTTGTGAACCATGACGGCAGCTGCTGGAACTGTTCGAAAAACATTTTTATCTTCTCCGCTGCACCCGGATCGTCCGAGAAGACCCCCCAGGCGATCACCAGAATCGGCGCCGTTAATACGAGCAACACGAACTCGTCTTTCCAGTCTGATTGACGTGCTTCTAACAATTTGCCCTGGTACTCGCTCTCCCCTCGGGCCATCTTAGAGGCATGCATGTGTTGAGCGTCAGCCATCGCCATCTTTGTCTCTTGTTTTTTCTTATAGATGTGCGTTGCCGCGTTCAATCCCAGCTTTAATGCACTAAACCACATGATTTAGTACGCTTTAGATTTTCTTCTCTTCTCTGGTCTTACTGCGCCCTGTCCAGGTATCTCCATTTCAGGCTTACCAGTAGAGATGTAGTTAAAAGCACCGTCAGCAGTAGTTTTTGATCTAGGATCGATCTCGATACTCTGCTCCGCAACTTTAACATCTTGGATTTTATCTAGTTTTTCCATTTTTTCTCCTTATTCCAGCTTCTCGCAAGGCAATTGCGATTGCTTGTTTTCTTTTTTTAACTTTTTTATCAGATTTTCCGATAGAAAGCTTGCCTTTTTTAAATTCTTTCATGACCTTTGAGACTTTTTTCTGTTTTTTATCCATATTAATCCCTTTTTGTGCCAACAATTATAGAATCTGGCATCATTTCCTTGCTAGAGGGTAGGGTTTTACTTAAAATTGTTTTTTGTATTGATGTATCTGCTCTCATTTTAGACAATTCTTCGTTTTGCTCTAATTTATTCTCTTGATTTTCTTGATTCATCATCGCTCTCATCTTATCAAGGTTCAATCTTTCTGCTCCCTCACGCTCTTTTCTCATATTCTCTTGAGCTCTAAGGTCTAATTCTCTGTCTCTTAATTTAGCGATAGGGTCATTTGCAAAATCACCTAATATTTTCTTCTCTTCCTTGTTATAGTCTTCCATCATCTCTGCAATCAACACAGCTTTTCTAGATTCTATCTTCATAGTTATGTCCATCACACCCTGTTGTATCGAAGGATTTTGCATAGCTTGTGGATCTTGTTGTATTTGTTGTAGTTGTGCTATCTCTGATTGATATTCCATCTCCACTTGTTCTAAAGACATCAAAGATATGTGTTCGAAAATATTTTTTTGCAAACTTGCCATCACCACAGGATTATTTCTAGCCATGTTTGTTCCCATAAAATTTAAATGTGCTGTGATATGTGCTTGATGATCTTGCCCCTTGAACGCTTGAAAAGGTTTTCCAGATAAAGCCTGTATGTGTTCCACAGCTGGATCCATCGGTGCAGGTCTTGCTATTGGTTTTAGAATTGTATCTATATTTTTTACACCCAAAGCTTCATACATGTTTCTATACGCAGCATACAAATTATGAAGCTGTGGGTTGGAGCTAGCCAATTGCAGCTCCGTTTGGGCAATAGAAATTCTTTGCGCTTGAGAGAAAATATTTGGATCTGCAACTGGTATGATGTCTATCTTGTCGTCAAAGTCTTGTTGTTTAATTATTCTTTGACCTCCCACGACATCATATGGGTATTCGTTTGGCAGGTATAATTTAAATACTCTAGCCATTAATTTAAATTCGTTTTTAAGTGCTGTATAAATTCTTTTGTGGATCGCTGACATTGTTCTCGATCCACGTTCTAACAAAGCTACCGTCGTGCCCACTGCAGCTTGTTGATTACCCTCGCCTACTTGGAGATCAGCTATGGATGCGAAACGCTGACCTGCCGAAACCACGACGCCCATAAGTTGTAATAAGGTTGCAGATGGTTCTTTGAAAGGAAGTGTCATAAAAGAATCTTTTATGTTACCGCCTGGTGCATCTACATCTCTAAATTCTCCTGGTTGTATGGATTGCGCATCATCTCTAATTCTAATGCCACGCATTTTAAATCCTGCAGGTAAATTAGAAAGTGTCCCTGCGTCGAGCAACGAACGTAGGGCTGTCGTCGCTGTTCTCGATAATCCACCGATCATGTGGATCAAACCAAAACCATAAAAACCTAAACCGGGTAAAAATTTAAAATGAACAAAGTATGGTATCTTTTGTTTCTTGTCGTCACCTATCTCATAATTTCTTCTAATAGATAATATTTCTCTTGAGCCTTCTTCGATAGTTACGATGTATGGTAATTTAATTCCTGTAATATCGCCGTCAGGTCCACGGTCCTCGAACCCCTCTAGATCTAGATTGATATGAAATTCTAGAAGCGTGTATATGTCTTCGTTAAAGTTTCTTTTAGTTCCCTCTAACATTCTTTCTTTTTTCTCTACTTCTGTCTCCATGTTCATGGGCCTTGGTAAATCTACATCACGATAGAACCCACCAACCTGTTGTTTACGTAAATCGTTTTCAGACATTTTAATTCTGTGGATCACGGCCTCTGCATCTTCTAAAGATGTTGCGTTGTATGGCACGATCAAATCATCAGCTGGTACAAACTTAGAAACGGTCCTACCTAAAAGATCGTCATAGTAAACTTTCTTAAAGGAAGAACCGCTAAGAGGGAGATAAAAAAGCATTTGGTCAAACTCTGGTTCGTACTCTTTCATCACATCCATGAGCTGATAGTTCATGAATTCTTTTACACGTTCTGCTTGGTCATTCTTTTGTGGACTTGGCATTCCGATTATTCTTGTTCTTACAGGACCATCTGCAGGTAGTAATTCTTTATATGCTAATGCTTGAAACTGTGTAACAGCTTCAGCTAACACCGGGTGTGTGGCACCACTTGCGCCTTGGAAAGGTTGCGAAGGTGTTTCGTATTTGAATCCTAAAAGATCTAAACCTTTTGCATAACTATCTTCCCAATCTTTTCTTGATGCTTTGTACTCCTGATAGTTTTGCACTAACTCAGATCCAAGAGGATTTAAAACCTCTTCTGGTAATAATTCTGCTAGGTTATCAAAATGACTCTCACCCTGTTCTTGGTTAAAGGCACCTGGTTCAAAATCAATCTCAGCACCACCATCTTCTAATTCTGTAATCTCCGTGTCGCCAGGATCAGGTAAGGTTTCTTTAATTTTTATCTCCTCTTCAACCTGTTCAGCTACGGGTGGTATTTCTATGGTTTTTTTATTTGGTAAACTTTTGTCTATTGCCATGCTTTTTCTCCAGTCTCACATCTTTAACAGTATTATATTCAATATTCAACCCTTGTGGTGTGGGACCACTTTCAGGGGGTATTGTTGTTGTCAACTTTTTAGGCTTTTTGTATTTACTAGGGTGTTTAAATGTAAATGTCATCACCAATAATATTTGTAGTTTTTTCTAGGTAAAGGCTCTTCTTTATAGTCATCTGGATGCATAATCAAGCCTCCATCTCTAAATCTCATCACTGCCTGTGTGGTGCTATCAACCAAATCATCATGATCCCCATACGGAAAAGCAGCACATTCCTCTATGACCTCTTGGGCAAACTCTCTGGCTTTAGGTGCGTATATCCTACCAGACTCAAAAAGTGGAGCCACAGAATTTACTCTAGCATGTTTATCATTACCACGACTGGGAGTAAAATCTGCAACAGGTATACCCATACGACGTAACTCAAATATCAAAGGTAGTCCTGCAGCCTTTGCCTCTACCAAAACTGTCTCAGGTTTCCAATACATGTATTGATCATACGCTATACGTTTTAGTTCAGGAAACTCATATCGTCCTTTAACAGCATCTATTAACATCAAGCATTGTGGTGAATCCTCATCCTCTCTAAACACGCCCCATGTTGTGATGGCAGAATAATCCGCAGTTTGTTTTTTAAGAAATGCAGTGTCGTAAGATTGTATAACGTGTTCCAACACAGGCATCTCCTCACTCTCCCAATCCATCCACCATTCTCGTTTAATCAAAGCTCCCTCGTCCGAGGTTGGGTTTTGCATGTACTGTGCATTCCATTTATTTACACCTGCAGATGCTTTAACAGCTTCAAGATCCTCGAGCTTCCAATATTGAGGCCACATAGGTTCACCGCTTGGCATAATCGCAGGGAACTCTATTACCTCCCATTGATCTGCTTTCTCTTCTTTCTGTGCGTTCAATAACATCTGCGTTAAATCTTTTTTACTCCATCTTGTCATGACAAGAATAATTCTACCGCCTGGTTGTAAACGTTGTCTGGGTCCTGAAGTATACCACTCGTATGTTTTTTCAAATGCGTTGGGTGAGTTTATATCTTGCTCTGAGTGTGGATCATCGATGATGAGAAGATCAGCACCTCTCCCGGTTACTGCACCTTGGACACCGACTGCGAAATACTCACCGCCCTTTGATGTGTTCCATCTTCCTGCAGCCTTTGAGTCTTCTTGTAATCTTGTTGTAAAAAGTTTTTGATAAGGTTCACTATCAATTAAATTTTTTGTTTTACGACCAAAGTTTACTGCTAGCTCTGCTGTGTGAGTTGCTTGAATTATTTTAAGCTCTGGATAATTACCTATCATCCATGCAGGTAGAAAGTAAGATGCAAACTCAGACTTTGTATGTCTTGGTGGCATATTGATAATTAACCTAGTCAGTTCACCACTAGCTATTTTATTAAATTTTTCTGATACTTCTTTGTGATGTTTACCTTCAATAAACTGTGGCCACATTCTTTTAACAAAGGTTAAAAAATCTGCTCTAGCAGCTGTAGCTTTTTGGTTTTCATAGCCAGCTATTATATTCTGTTTTAATCTTTCTCTTTCCTGAACATCAGGAATTTTATTGATTGTTTCTAAAGTTAGTTTCATATGGAACCAGAAAGTATTTTATAGGATAAATTATTCAAATCAAGCAATATAAGGGTATATGTTAGGATCCCTTTTGCACAAACGCGAATCGACAAAAATAAAAAATCCAAAAAACCAAAACGGTCTGGTACCTCTATGAGGGGTGAGAGATCGGGGTGGGCCCCGCCCACATGCTCTTCTCTACATGTTGTGTTTTATATTTTTGTTGACACAAGATCTAGTTATGCAGTTTTTGCATAGGATAATCTAGGAGGTGTGACAATTATGTACTATAATATCCTATAAAATAATATAAGCTTTTATTTATGAAAGGAAATAAAAATATGACTAAATCAAAAGAGACACTCAAAGCGTTTGTTGGTGAGGTTATCAACGAGATGATACACAACAATGACAATTGGGTTAAAATGTTTGGTGATGAAAATTTGTTACCTGCAACTAATGCAATAACAAAAAATAGATACAAAGGTATTAACTATTTTATGTTAGCTGCTACTACTAGAGACAAAGGCTATAAACAAAATGTTTGGGCTACTTATAAACAATGGGCAACAGTTGGCGCTCAAGTTACTAAGGGCTCAGAGTCTACAACAATTATTTTTTATAAGCCGCCAATGTACAAAGACAAAAAAACTGGCAACATAATTACAGGTCGAGTTAATTATTCGGACCACGAAAAAGTAACGGGTCCAATAATGAGCGCGGCGAGCGTGTTCAATGTTGCTCAAGTTGATTTGTCTAATTCAAGTTACAAAGTAGAAGAAAAGACAAATACTAAATACTCAGTAGCTAATATTGACAAGTTCGTAAAAGATACCGGCGTTAAGATTATTTTTGAGGATGACACTAGTTGTTATTATCAAGAGTCAAAAGACTTGATCAACATGACGCCAAAAGAAAAATTTCATGACACTAGCGACGCGGATGCGACTCAGCATTATTACGCGACTCTATTTCATGAATTGACCCACGCGACTAAACATAAGTCTAGATTAGATAGAAGAGCGCAATTTGAGGACGACTCTCAAAAATCTTACGCTTATGAGGAATTAGTAGCTGAGTTAGGTTCGGTTCTACTGTCACAACATTTTAACCAGACTAAAACGGTTAGAGAGAACCACGCTCAATATTTAAACAGTTGGATAAAAGCGTTACAAAAAGATTTTACTTTTTTGACTAGCGCCGCTCAAAAAGCATCAGCAGCTGTTGAGTATTATTTAAATCAACAATCAAAACAAAGGGCCGCGTAAGCGGCCCGGAAGGGACAACAATGAAAAAATGGTTCTACTATCCAAGCTTTTTATCTAAGCAAGGATTATTGTTTGAAGCAAAAAAAGCTTTTTGGTTTCCAGGTTCGGATTATCCATGTCCAATAAAAGCTTTTGTAAAAGTAAATTTATTTATAAAAAATAGTTTTACTAAAATTCCAAAATCAATGGGTGGTGGTAAAAAAGTTCATGGTTCAAGATTTGGTTCATGGGGTATTGTCCATCATCTAATTGAATATAATAGTCCAGGAATTTATGTTTATTATAGAAGTGCAGCTAACACTGAAAAACCTTCAAGAAGTAAATTTAAACAATTAGAAATGAAATTTTCTTAAGAAAACTCTTCGACGGGCCACGAACAGTGGCCCGTGTTTTTTTATTTTTTTAAAAAAAAGGTGGGCCCCGCCCACATGCTCTTCTCTCGAAAAGGGTGGGTCCCGCCCACATGCTCTTCTCTCGACGGTGTTGCCTTTCGGCAACACCGTTGCTTTTTTACAACTACGCAGATTTCTC